AAATATACAATACGAGGATATCTAGATGGCTGTTTATCAAATTTCAAGAATTCAATTACGTCGTGGCAAAGCCAATGACAGCACAGGGTTACCACAACTAGCCAGCGGAGAAATGGCTTGGGCCATAGATACCCAAGAATTATACATTGGCAACGGTAGCGTAGCAGAAGGTGCACCAGCGGTTGGAAATACAAAGATTTTAACAGCCAATGATTTAACTAATCAGTCCGGACTTATTGGCAAACTCAATTATGTTTATAAAAACGGAGTAGACCCAACTATACAGACTGGACTAAGTGCAAACACACCAGTTACTAGATCATTGCAAGAAAGATTAGATGATCAAGTAACATCTGCTGATTTTAATGTACTTCCTATAAGCAGTAATAATGGACTTCAAAGAGATAGTACTATAACTTTGCAAAGAGCGATAGATCAATTATTTTCTAATAGTCCAAAAGCAAATGCTACTAAGTTAAATGGTTCAGATTTGGAAGATGCAGTAGTAAGACGTGTAACATTGAACATTGCCCCAGGAATATATAATATCAGCGATACTATTAATATTCCTAGTTTTGCAACTATTGTTGGTGCCGGCTCTGATAAAACAATTTTTAAATTTAATCCAAGTGCTACATTATCTGTTGAGGGGACAACCAACAACAGTACAATTATTGTAACATCACACGCCACAGACAGCATGAAAGGCGCAACAATAACTCCAGATGCCAGTTATTCCAGTTACATCAGCGCAGGTACTGGTATTGTAAATGATACAGCATTCACTGGACATATTTCAAATAGTAATCCTTCTATTCTAACAGTGGATTCTATTGCACCTGGTGCTGTTTTAGCCACAGGTCAAATGTTGTTAGGTGTTGGCATTATTCCCAACACATATCTAGTACAGCAAACTGGTCCTACAACTTGGCAGTTGAACAACCACTATTCTACCAATGTATCGACCAATCCAATATTTGCAACTGGTGTAGTCTTATCAAGTACCTTTACTGGATCTATCAATGGAACAGTTTTAACAATAACACACGGTACCGCACACGCTGGACAGTTAATAACTGGACAAGGTATAGAGCCTAATACATATATTATTAACAGTACTGATTCTACTCACTGGGTTGTGAACGTAAGTCAAACAGTGACTAGCACAAGTATTACTGGTACTGGTAAAATTTCAATGTCATCTCCTGCGTTGACAACTACTAATACTGCTTTGAATTTAAAACTAGCATTAGCTGGAAGTGCATTTAAGGCATACGATGAAGTTGCAGGGTTTATAACAAATGTACAAATGAAGGGCTTGACTATTGAATCAGTTAACGGCAACAATACTTGTTTAGAACTAAATTCTATAATTGAAAGTAAATTTGAAGACTTGTCATTGAACGGCAATTCAGATGTAGCACCTAGCTATCCTGCAGCATTCAATGTATTAAACAGCGGAATTATTTTAAAATCTTCTAGTGTTATGTACCCTTGTGCAAACAACGAGTTTTATGATATTAAATTTAATAGTTTATCATTTGCAGTTTATGGTCCGAAATATGTAACAAACAATTCCTTTAAGGATCTATCAGTAAATTATGCATATAACGGAGTTACATTAGGCTATAATTACACTGCACAATATAACGCAACTGTACACTCTGCAGGTGTTGCAACTTCACACAATTTAATTTTAAATAGTAAATTTAATAATGTATGGTATCAAGCCATGTCAATCGGTTCTGGGTCAGGCAATGTGATTGACGAGTGTATCCTAACCAGTGTAGGCAATAGTGGTACACCTGGAATTTATACAGGCGATCGATTATATCCACAAGTATACATTAATACATTTGGTAACAAGGTTGCCAATGTATTTTCAGATAGAACTAATCTTTTGGCAAATCTTTATCAACCTCCAGGTGGCGGTCCAGGAGTACTAACAGTTCCGTATGTTCCAGAAGTTAGTGGTCAAATAACATACTCAGCGTTTTCATCATTACAAGTATCCGGACTGACATACCAAACCGATGTGGCATTAATCGGCTCACCGTTTGTATTTAGATTACCAGTTTCTACAGACATTACAGGTTCTCCAATGGGAATGGCGTCGTATGTAATTAATTACACATACGTTAGTTCAGCATATTCATTTGTTCGTCGAGGTACACTAACTATTTCATCATCAATTGTTGACGATGGCGGCTACATTGCTAATATTCAAACAGGTGATGAATATGAGTTTGCTGGCGATCAAAGTCATCAATTAAAATTAGAATTCACAGCAAGATATTTGAATGACAGCAATGGATTCTATACAGGTACTGGTATTCCAAACGGCATAGCAATATTGTATTCAAATACCCTAGCAGATGATCTCGGTACATTAGATTACACATATACTGTTTCGTTCTCAAACTGATAGACATTGACATTAACTGCGTGTATAATTCATATTCACAGTATGATAATGTCTTGTCAGGTAGATTCCCTTAATAAAAACGGCGCTAACCGCCCATAAACCGTTGAGAATGAATAACTTTCTCCGGTAATTTGGTCGCCACTAAATACTCGCTATAAACAACATTACACAGAAAGAAGATGAACAAGATAACAGTAATTAAAAGAAATGGAAGCAGGGAGCCACTAGCAGTTGAAAAATGGCAAGCCCAAGTAGCGAAAGTGTGTAAAGGGATTGCTGACGTTAGTCAGTCAATGATTGAAATTAAAAGTCAACCTCACTTCTACGATGGTATTACTACAAACGAAATTGATAACATAACCCTACGTGCAGTAGTAGATCTTATTGATGTCGAATCAAACCCGGGCGTTGGACATACCAATTACCAATACGTGGCAGGTAAACAGCGATTAAGTATTTTAAGAAAAGACGTTTATGGTGAATATGCCGTACCACATCTTTATAAAATTGTAAAGAAAAATGTTGAAGTTGGGCTGTATACTCCTGAACTATTAGTATGGTATACAGAAGACGACTGGAACAGAATGAATGATATGCTGGATCACGAAAAAGATGAACAGTATGGATATGCAGCAATTGAGCAGTTGATTGAGAAGTATCTGGTTAAGAACCGTGCTACTAAAGAGACATATGAAACTCCACAAATTAGATATATGGTTGCGGCAGCGACTGTCTTCCATAATGAAGAGCCGAATAGCGCAAGAATGCGTTACATTAAAGAATACTATCAAGCGGCATCCGATGGTTTGTTTACTCTTGCTACACCTGTCTTGGCTGGCCTTGGCACTCCAACTAAGCAGTTTTCTAGTTGTGTGCTTATCCGCAGTGACGACGATCTGGATAGCATATTTGCTTCTGGAGAGATGATGGCCAAATATGCGAGCAAACGTGCTGGCATCGGTTTAGAAATTGGTCGCCTCCGACCATTAGGTTCGCCTATTCGTGGCGGCGAGATTATGCACACTGGTATGATACCATTCCTGAAAAAATGGTTTGGTGATTTGCGTAGTTGTAGTCAAGGAGGTATCCGTAATGCTAGTGCTACTGTATTCTATCCTATTTGGCATCATCAGTTTGATGATCTTATTGTGCTTAAGAATAATCAAGGAACAGAAGAAACCCGAGTCCGTCATATGGATTATGGGGTTGTGCTTAGTGCGTTCTTCTGGAGACGCTTTAAGAATAAAGAAGACATAACATTCTTTGATCCTAACGAAGTACCAGACTTATACGAAGCATTTTATAAGAATACAGAACTGTTTGAAGAACTGTATATTAAATATGAAAAGCGTAAAGACCTACGCAAGAAACAAATGAGTGCCGAAGAAGTATTCAAAAGTGGTATCTTAAAAGAACGTACTGACACTGGACGTATCTATCTAGTGTTTATAGACAATGTACAGAATCAAGGACCATTTGATCCTGAGTACCACACAATTTATCAAAGTAACTTATGCTGTGAAATACTATTACCTACTAAATCTTTTAAACGTCTCGATGATGTGGACGGCCGCATTGCTCTTTGTACGCTCGGTAGTATCAACTGGGGAGCATTCCGTAACCCAGAAGACATGCGCCGTGCTTGCCGCATTTTACAGCGTAGTCTATGCAACATACTTGACTATCAAGACTTTTTAAGCATACAGAGCAAACTAAGTAACGACGAGATTCAGCCACTGGGTATCGGTGTTACTAATCTAGCCTACTGGCATGCCAAGCGTGGCTTACGTTATGGCGAGAAGGATGCACTACAGGATGTCAAGAGTTGGATGGAACATCAAGCGTTCTATTTGACCGAAGCCACTGTTGAGTTGGCCAAAGAGCGTGGCCCTTGCCTACACTCAGATAAAACACGCTATGGGCAAGGCACATTCCCTTGGGAGCTGAGAGCAGCAGGTGCAAATGAACTTGCTGACTTTACTCCAGAACTTGATTGGGAAACACTACGTGGTAATATGAAGCAGTATGGTGTACGCAACGCTACGCTAATGGCCATTGCTCCTGTAGAAAGCTCAAGTGTTGTTATTAACAGCACCAACGGTATTGAGATGCCTATGAGTTTGATTAGTACTAAAGAAAGCAAAGCAGGTTCATTTACACAAGTTGTTCCTGAATATGCTAAACTTAAAAACAAGTATCAGATGATGTGGGAACAGAAAGACTGTGCTGGTTATTTAAAAACAGCCGCTGTTCTCGCCGCCTATGTGGATCAGAGTATTAGTACAAACACTTTCTATAACCCAGCACACTTTGTGGATCGTAAAGTGCCAACCACATTGATTGCCAAGAACTTGATGCAGGCACAACTATGGGGATTGAAAACATTCTACTACAGTTTGATTAACAAAGCAGGTAGCAAGCAAGTGGCTGAAGAAGCACCAGAAATGTTAGAGCCAATAGATTTTGACAACGAAGAGGACTGCGAAAGCTGTAAACTATAATGTTAGAAACTATATGTGACATAATGGTAGACGCATACAAGCGTAACTGGATTACTAGTCGTGATGGCAATGTAAGTATTCGCCATCACGACCGTAATCATTTCTATATTACCCCAAGCGGTGTACGTAAGCAAACACTTCAACCTGATCAATTTAAAAAGATTCAAATTGACAAATGGATTAACAGTGGTGTTGGTACCGGAGTCTTTGGATACAACTGGCAAGAGTTAGAATACACAGATATCAGTGCTAACCTAAAACCTAGCGGCGAAATCCCCTTACATTTTGGTCTACAAAAAGAAATGGGACAGCACACAGGCGAAGTTCGGGTAGTAGTACACGTTCATCCCACTTACTGTATTGCCGCTATGCACGCCGGAATTGACCTTAGCACTATTAGCGACCAATTCCCAGAACTTAATCGCTATACAAAGGTTGCACCTAATGTCGGAGATGTTCCACCAATTAGTCAAGAGCTAGCTAATCAATGTTTTGAAAAACTAGAACTAGATAGTGTGGGCAATATTGCCTACGATATTGTAGGAATCAAAGGACACGGTGTTGTTGCTATCGATACTAGCCCGTGGCGTGCCTATGAACATATTGAAAGATTAGAACATATTTGCAAGATCGTACTTGCATCAGGAAAATATTAATGAGCCAAGAACAGTATAACTTAACAACAAAAACAGACTATCTTAATCGTAAGATGTTTCTGGACGCCTCTGGTCCAGTTACTATACAACGATTTGAAGAAGTTAAATACAAGAAGATTGCAGACTTTGAAGCGACAGCCCGAGGCTTCTTCTGGCAACCTGAAGAGATTAGTCTATCAAAAGACGCCAATGACTTTAAGGACGCAAGCGATGCAGTTAAACATATTTTTACTTCAAATTTACTACGCCAAACAGCACTTGATAGTTTGCAAGGTCGTGGACCAACGCAGGTGTTTACTCCGGTTTGTTCCTTACCCGAAGTCGAAGCTCTTATGTACAACTGGGGATTCTTTGAAACTAACATCCACAGCAAGAGTTACAGTCATATAATTCGCAATGTCTATAATGTGCCAAAGGATGTGTTCAACACTATTCACGACACTAAAGAAATTATCGATATGGCAAGTAGTGTAGGCCTTTACTACGATGCACTACACGTGATCAACTGTCGTAAAGAAACAGGCGAGAAGATCAACGAAAAGACTCATATTAAAGCTATTTGGATGGCATTGAACGCCAGTTATGCATTAGAAGCATTTCGATTTATGGTATCGTTTGCAACTAGTCTAGCAATGGTAGAGAATAAAATCTTTATCGGTAATGGTAATATTATCAGTTTGATTCTACAAGACGAATTACTACACAAAGGTTGGACTGCATATTTGATCAATCAAGTGGTCAAAGAAGACAGTCGCTTTGCTGAAGCAAAAGCAGAATGTGAACAAGAAGTATATCAATTATATATGGATGTGATCCGTGAAGAAAAAGCGTGGGCAGACTATTTGTTTAAGAAAGGACCAGTGATTGGTCTTAATGCAAATATTCTTAAAGACTTTGTAGACTACACAGCAGTAGCTGCATTGAAGGACATTGGTATCAAGTACAATAATCCTGCTCCAAAGTCAACGCCAATTCCTTGGTTCAACAAACACGTTGACACAAGTAAGAAACAAACTGCATTACAAGAAAACGAATCAACTAATTATGTGATTGGCATTATGAGCGAAGGTATTGACTATGATGCTTTGCCTGCGCTATAATAAGTAAAGGAAGAAATATGAAAGCAATAGTATGGTCAAAAGACCAATGTCCATTTTGTGTACAGGCAAAGTCCTTACTAGAAATGAAAGGCATTGAATATGAAGAACGCAATGTCCAAACAACGTGGACTAAAGAACAGTTATTAGAAGCAGTACCTACTGCCAGAACTTTACCGCAGATATTTTTAGACGATAATTATATTGGCGGGTTCACTGAATTACGCAAACATTTCGAAAAGGTATAATATGTTAATTTCAAAAGGTTTCGCAGAAGGCGAAGTAGTTACACTCAAACTAACAAGTGGTGAAGAACTTGTGGCCAAGTTAGTAGAAGATGGCCCGTTACATTACAAACTAAAAAATCCACAGGTTATAGGTATGGGTCCAAAAGGTCCAGGTCTAATGCCTTATTTGTTTACAGTAAGTCCAGAGAAAGAAATCAAACTACAAAAATCCACGGTCACAGTAGCTGAACCAACTGACGAACAGTTTGCTAAACAGTTCATCGAATCTACTACAGGAATTGCATTAGCATAAATAATTTTATGCCAGCCGTAGCTAGAATGAGTGGAACCGATACAGTAGCTTGCACCGATGGTGCAAGGGGTTCCTCTTGTGCTAAAAATAGATGGAATTGGAATACCCCTACAACTCAAGCTACCGATGCTGGTAGTGGAGACGTATTCATTAACGGTATAGGTGCTGTCCGAGAAGGCGATATAATGAACACACATCCGGACGGAGTACCTTGCGTAAGTAGCCCTGTCAATCACGCTCCGGCATTAAGTACATTTAGTCCAAATGTATTTGTAAATGGCAAGGCCCTTGGTCGACTTGGTGACAAGTACGATGCAGACGGACATATGGATCATACTATTAGCAGTGGCAGTCCAAATGTGTTTGCCAATTAACTAGACATTTATTTTCTAACCTGCTACAGTAGGTATAAGTACTCTGTACTAACATTAAAGGAAATAAAATGGCTCAAAACAAATACGCAGAATTCACCGCAATCATTGAAGCAATGGAAGCTGACTTCGAAAAGTTCTATGACAAAGAAGTTGGCGCTGCCGGCACTCGTGTTCGTAAACACTGCCAAGATTTGGCTAAGTTGTGTAAAGAAACTCGTAACGACGTTACCGCAGTTAAGAACGCCCGCAAAGAAGTAAAATAAGTCAACTAAATACTAGTCTAAGGCGTTATATATGTATAGCCTGGAGACTATTATGAAACAGTTATTATTAGCACTCTCAATGTTAGCAGTTGTTGGCACAGCTAACGCACAATGGCATCATCACGGTGGATACTATCGTGGTGGATACAGTAATAATTGGGTTGCTCCAGCAATTATTGGTGGAGTAATTGGATACGAATTAAATCGTCCACGTTACTACGAACCTCCGGTAATTGTACAACAACCTGTTATTGTACAGCAACAACCTGTGTATTCAGTAACGCCTGCTCCAAACTGCACAGTATGGACAGAAACACAACACACAGATGGTACAATTACTCGTACTAGAACCTGTACACAATAATGGCATACTCAGATAAAGTTATTGATCATTATGAAAATCCAAGAAATGTAGGATCGTTTGAAAAAGATGATCCTACAGTTGGTACCGGTATGGTAGGTGCGCCTGCCTGCGGTGATGTAATGAAACTACAAATAAAGGTAGAAGATGGCATTATCACAGATGCAAAATTTAAAACTTACGGATGTGGCTCTGCAATCGCTAGCAGTTCGCTTGTCACTGAATGGGTCAAGGGCAAAACGTTGGAGCAAGCAGGAAGCATTAAGAATAGTGAGATTGCGGAAGAACTCGCATTACCGCCAGTCAAGATTCATTGCAGTATACTTGCGGAAGATGCTAACAAGGCCGCTGTAAATGATTACCGTAACCGACACAGCATATAAAAAGATTA